GAGCATCTCGAAGGATTTCTTGACCTCGGGGTGTTTGAGTAGGTTGGCTTTGAGGGCGAGGCGCTTGACCTCTGCACGGTTTGTACGCACGGCGTTAGCCACTTGCTTGGAAAATGTAGACATGGAAATCTCCTTGGAAAGAAAGTTGATAGGGAATGGCACTGAGCCGCAGTGCCCACGGTCTTGGGGGAACAGTTCCCCCGAGTTACTTACGGGTTTTCTTCTCGACTTGGGCCAGCACGAAACTGCCCTCGACTTGGGGTTGGTAGAAGTCAATCGCATAGGGAGCGGTTGACTCACCGGGCACGTACCACACCCAGTAGGTGTGCTTCTCTTTGTCCATCGCCTTCATCAGCGTGTGCAGGTCATCGCCCGTGCGCCACTCGAATGCGTTGACGCACAGGAAGTGGAAGGTTGGCTGATGGTGCTTGACCAAATCTTTGGTCATGTCGATGTAAGTTGTTTCGCTCATTTGCTTTCTCCAAAGATAGTGAAGCTGTGGATGGGGTCACCGATGCTGTCCGTCCAGCCTGCCTTGTATGCGTCCACGTGCAGGTCGTTGTCGGTCTTGGCGTGGCCTGAGTACTCAGCGCCAATGAAGTTGATGTCGTACTCACCCCAGACAACCCAGTCGTCCATGTCAGGGATGATGGCGTTGCATGCCATAAGCCCTTCAAGATAGCCCTCACAGAAGGCCCGCAGTTCTTTCAGTTCTTTCAGTTCTTTCATTTGCTTTCTCCTTAAAGAACACGTTGCCACACCGACACCACACGCTGGTTGTCGGCAAGGTCGTCGAATGCGTAGGCTTGCGCCTCGCTTGAACTCAGGGCGTTGTACTCAAAGTACTCGCGTGTGCGTTCGCCATCGCCAGCGGTCTCGATGACCACCACATACTCGTTGAATCCACTCATTTGCTTTCTCCTTTGGGGGCAGGGTATATGCGGCATGGTGTGCGGCCCCGCAATCGCACACCAATCAAACTCGGGGGAACCGTTCCCCCCAGTTATTTCTTTGTCTTAACTTTCTTCTCTGGCTTGGGCAGTACACCGTGCCATGTCCGAGGCAGTGCCCCATCAGCCTGTGTGCGTAGCGTCAGCAGGTGTATCGCACGGGTTGCCCTGTCAATCCGCTTGGCCAAGCGTTCATGCAGCTCGTTCTTCGCTGGCTTGCGGGTTGCCCCCAGCTCGGCCAGCTCAGCCTCACGCTTGTGCACACCCTGCATGGCCACCTCGTACTGAAGCGTCAGGGTTGCCCGCTCCTTGTGCGCCGCCGCCAGCAATGTGGCCCGGCGCTTGTCAAACTTGTCGCCCTTGTCGATGCGTAGGAACGGCACCTTACCCTTGGCATGGCGCTTGCGTGTGCCGGAGGTTGCCCACACATCGAAGGCGTGCTCAACAGCGGCCCGCTTCTTGGGCGGTGCCCAGTCCACCCAGTGCACGCCACGATTGGGGATGTGAAAGCCCTTGCCTGTCTCAGCGTGCACCTCGTTCAGATGCGCCGCCACCTGTGAGGGCATCGCCTTCTTGTCACCGTGGATGGTCTCGGACAGCGCCAGCATCTTGTAGTACATCGACTCCAAGGTCTGCACGTACAGGTCGAAGGCATCACAGCGCAGGACATCGTCCTCGTCATAGCGCAGGCCACCAATGGCGTGATTGAGTTCTTGCCTCAGCGGCGTGAGCAGGGAGCGCCACTCGTTGCGGTGGTGGCGTAGGAATACACGGTCTGATTGCAGTGCACGGCGTGCACGCTTGGCTTGCTCGACCGCTTTGAAGACGGCGTCGCCGCTCATGCCAGAGGCTTTGAGCTTGGATTCGAGTGCCCGAGGGGTGAAGGTTGTGTGGTACTTGGTCATGTCTAAAGTCATCCAGTGTTTAAAAGTACTGATTCTACCGGGTTTCGTCCTTGATTGGATGAATCGGTCTGAAAGTTGGACATCTGGAACCCAGCATTCATGCGGGTTTGCGGGCGAAAACGGGCAAACTGTCACCACTAGTAGTCTGCGGGGGGAACTACGCTAGGGATTGCCAAGAAAAGTTGGCTTGCCTGCGGGAGAACGCATACACATAGAGAGATATATATATAAATATATTTATATAGTTAGTAGTAGTAGTAGTGGTGACGGTTTTGGGGAAACGCCAATTAAAACAACAACTTAGCGCGTCCGATGCTCGGTCTAAGTCATCCAGTGTTGGATAGCAAAAAATTGCCTCTTTTTTAAGCAACCTTATGCGTTTTATGCATAACAACTGGGGGGAACCGTTCCCCCCAGTCATATCAGAAGAGCTCACGCTGTGCGCCAAGCTGGGTCTTCCACATCTCGTACTCACGCTGGCTGGTGAAGACGAGCCCGTGCCTGTGAAGCTCTGCCTTGCGGAAGACGTGGATGTGGTGGCGTGAGCCGTAGCTGATGGTTTGCAGGTGGTACGCCTGACCACGGACTTCGACTGTGCCCTTCTCGGACACGATGGGGTTGGTGAGGTTGCGCATGATGGGCCTTTCAGTTGGCGATGAGTTCGGATTTCATGTAGGGCATTGGGGCGTAGGCTTCGAGCTTGCCTGTGAAGGTGTTGCGCTCTTTGCCGGGGCGTTGGCACATGATGCGGTTGCCCTCGATGCTCACGATGGTGAATATGGTTTTGTCGTTGCGCCAGATTTTTGGGTTGCGGCGCACTTGTTGGTTGATTTTGAACATAAGAATCTCCAAGGGTTTGACAAGAAAAGAAACAGCGGGGCCAGCCTTCGCTGACACCGCCACAGAAAACTCGGGGGAACCGTTCTCCCGACTTACAGCTTGGCTTTGAAGCTACGCTTTTGCGCAGGGGTCAATGCGGCGTACTTCTTGAGCAAGGCTTCCACAGGGTCTGCGGCATCGCTCTTGCGCTTGGCCGCCTTCGCCGCCGCCGCACCTGTGGCAACCGCCACCAGATACTTCACACGGCTGTCCTCACGGCTGTCCTTCGTGAAGCACAGGCCACGTTGCCCGTCCTTGGGCGCCACGCCTGACTGCTCGGACACCCACATGATGGCGTAGACCCGAATGTCCGGGCCCATGATGCCCGCCTTCGCAAGCGCTTCGGCCCACACGTCTGACTGCGACTCGATCTGCGTGAACACCTTAGCGGCGGCGGTGTAGGCGACTGTGTTCAGGGCAATGAATGCCTGAACGTGTTTGATTGCTTTGCTCATTTGATTCTCCAAAGGTAACTCGGGGGAACAGTTCCCCCCACCGGCTAAGGAACCATTCCCTAACCGATGCCTCTAGTTTACGAAAGGGGGTGTTTTTAGCACTACTGACGGGGCAGAACGGCGTACCTAAGACCCCACCGTACCCCCACCAAGCCCTGTGTGTAGAGCAGACCGTCGTCCACATGAACACTGTTCCGCAACCGCACTCACCATTTTGTAAAACCTTATACAAGCCCAACCCGGCAGCACAAACCCCAACCCCAGCAGACCACCCCCTTGCTTAATTTTTAAGCACCCCCAAAAAATTTTATAAAAATTTGAAAAATACCGGGGACGAAAAAAACCCCCCGGGCCTTGCGACGCGGGGGGCTGAATGGGTCCCTTGACCCAAGGAGAAGCAAATGCGAAATCAAAAGATTGCAGCACTGCCGTTGTCAGTGTACACTCTGCGCATCGGGACTGCAACCCGCCAACCGTAAGGACAAATGCTGGACCACCTCATCTCAGGCGAATTGGACCCCGTCATCTTTCAAGAGATGCCGGATGCTTTCGTGCCTATAGCTAAGGCCACGCCAACACAGACGATCGACGCCAAGGTTGCAACGGCCGACTGGCTCAAGGACTTGGGACTCGACGACGACAAGGTTCAGACGGAAGCCGAAACGCAAACGGCCCGGGCGGCATTCGCCACACTGACAACAGGCTCTACGCCAGCATCCATTCAGTCAGCGCTCACTAACATACAGACGCCCAAAGCTGTGCAGCACTTGGTCGGCATGCTCACCGCATACGACTGGGAGTTTGTCAATCAGGCCAAGGAGCTGCGCGGCTACGCGGTGGCCAAAATCTTGGAAGACTGCGAGAACCCCAACGCCAACATCCGGCTCAAAGCGCTGGGCCTGCTGGGCAAGGTCACGGAAGTGGGGCTGTTCACCGACAAGGTGGAGGTCAAGCAAACCGTCATGTCCGACGCCGAGGTCGAGCAGCGCATCAAGGACAAGCTCAACAAGTTCATGGGTGTGATTGACGTGATCGACGTCTCTACCACCCCGGACGACATCCCAGAAACGCCAGATGAACCTGTCCAAGCTGACAACGCTGACCAAGCGTTAGTTGGAGGCGCTTCAACGCGCACTGCCGACGATGTCCGTCCAAGAGAAGATGGAGCTGCTCAACGATTTGGAGCTGCGCGAGTCCCGCGCCCGGCTGGCCGCTGCCCAAGACAACATGCTGGGGTTCGCTGCGGCGGTCTATCCGGGGTTCAAGATCGGGCCGCACCACAGGAAGCTGGCCAAAATCTTCACGGACGTGATCGAGGGGCGCAAAAAGCGCGTCATCATCAACATCGCGCCGCGTATGGGCAAGTCGGAGTTCAGCTCTTACCTGTTTCCTGCCTATTTTTTAGGCAAGTACCCCAACAAGAAGATCATCATGGGCACCCACACGGCGGGTTTGTCCGAAGACTTTGGTCGTCGCATCCGAAACTTGATCGACACAGAGGAATACCGTGAGATTTTCCCCCAAACAATGGTGGCTGACGACCAAAAGGCTGCTGGTAAGTGGTCTACAAGTGTTGGTGGTCAGTACTATGCTGCTGGTGTCGGCGGTGCTCTTGCTGGTCGTGGTGCTGACCTGTTCGTTATTGACGATCCCCACTCGGAGCAGGACGTTAAGACCAACTCACGGCTGGCTTTCGACACTGCATGGTCTTGGTTCCAAACGGGTCCGCTCCAACGACTGATGCCGGGCGGGGGGATCATCGTGGTCATGACGCGTTGGTCCTTGCTGGACCTGACCGGGCGCTTAATCAGCTACCAAGCCAAGAACCCAGAGGCCGAGCCGTGGGAGATTGTGGAGCTTCCGGCCATCTTGCACGAAGACACCGACAACGAGAAGTCGCTCTGGCCCGAGCAGTGGCCGCTGGCCACCCTCAAGTCCACAAAAGCTGCGCTGGACCCCAAGTATTGGAACGCCCAGTACATGCAGCAGCCCACCGCAGAGAACTCAGCCATCGTGAGCCGCAGGATGTGGCGCATATGGGAGGGCGACGAGCCCCCACGCTGCGACTACGTGATCCAGAGCTGGGACACGGCGTTTGAAGTCAAGAACAACTCCGACTACAGCGCATGCACCACGTGGGGCGTGTTCTACAACGAGGAAGAGAACGACACGCCACAGGTCATCCTGCTGGATGCTTTCAAAGACCGCATGACGTTCCCGGACCTCAAGGCCACGGCGCTCAAGCACTGGAAAGAGTGGGAGCCCGATGCGTTCATTGTGGAAAAGAAAGCGGCCGGAGCGCCCCTGATCCAAGAGCTGCGCAACATGGGCATACCCGTGCAGGAGTTCAGCCCCAGCCGTGGCAACGACAAGCTCGTGCGCCTGAACGCGGTTGCGGATTTGTTCAGTTCGGGTAAAGTCTGGGCACCTGACACGCGCTGGGCGCGGGAAGTGATCGAGGAGATGGCCGCGTTCCCCGTGGGGGAGCATGACGACTTCGTGGACACGACCACCCAAGCATTGCTGCGCTTCAGACAAGGCGGCTTCATCTCGCTCGACACCGACGAGAAGGACGACCGCATATACCAAGCCCGCCGGGCTGCGTACTATTAAGGAAGATTTGACACATGGCCACCAACATCGACAAAGCGCTGTACCAGCAACCCACGGGCATCGCGGCAGCAGCCGAAGCCGAGGAGCCCATCGAGATTGAGATCGTGGACCCTGAGTCTGTGACCATCGGCATGGGCGATCTGGAGATCGAGCTAACCCCCGGCGAAGAAACCGCCGAAGACTTTGCTGCCAACTTGGCCGAGTTAATGGACGAGGGGGCCATGAGCACCATGGCCAGCGACCTGTCAAGCGACATTGACAACGACCGCAACAGCCGCAAGGACTGGGAGAAGGCATATACCGAGGGCCTCAAGCTCTTGGGCCTGCAGATCGAGGAGCGCACCGAGCCGTGGAACGGCGCATCGGGCGTGTTCCACCCCATGATCACCGAGGCGGTTGTCAGGTTCCAGTCAGAAACCATCACCGAGACATTCCCGGCCAAAGGCCCCGTGCGCACAAAGATCGTGGGCAAGGAGACGCCAGAGAAGAAAGATGCGGCCAAGCGCGTGGAAGAGGACATGAACTTCCAGCTCACGGAGAACATGCACGAGTTCCGCCCTGAGCACGAGCGCATGCTGTGGAGCCTCCCGGCCACCGGCTCCGCATTCAAGAAGGTGTACTACGACCCGAGTCTGGCCCGTCAGGTGTCGATCTTCATCCCGGCCGAGGACATCCTGCTGCCCTACGGCACATCCAACATCCAGACTTGCTACCGCCTGACGCACGTCATGCGCAAGACCAAGAACGAGATCGTCAAGCTGCAGCAAGCTGGGTTCTATCTGGACGTGGAACTGGGCGAGCCGGACAAAGCCACAGACGAGATCAACAAGGCCAAGGACAAAGAGACGGGCTTCAGCGACCTGAACGACGACCGCTTCACGCTGTACGAGTGCCACGTGGACTTGGACTTGAAGGGCTTTGAAGACGAGGACGACGGCGAACCCACAGGCATCGCGCTGCCTTACGTGGTGACATTCATCCGTGGCACAAACACCGTGCTGTCGATCCGCCGCAACTGGCGCGAAGACGACCCGCTCAAACTCAAGCGCCAGCACTTCGTGCACTACCAGTACATCCCCGGCTTCGGTGCATATGGCTTCGGTCTGTTCCACCTGATCGGCGGGTTTGCCAAGTCGGCCACCAGTTTGATGCGTCAGTTGATCGACGCCGGTACGCTCTCCAACCTGCCCGGCGGTCTGAAGTCCCGTGGTCTGCGGATCAAGGGAGACGACACCCCGATCGCTCCGGGCGAGTGGCGCGATGTGGACGTGGGTTCGGGCACGATGCGCGACAACATCTTGCCGCTGCCTTACAAAGAGCCAAGCCAAGTTCTGGCTGCGCTGATGGACAAGGTCGTGGAAGAAGGCCGTCGCTTTGCCGCAACAGCCGATATGAAGGTCTCCGACATGGGAGCCAACGCTCCTGTGGGCTCGACCCTTGCGCTGCTGGAGCGCCAGTTGAAGGTGATGACGGCCGTCCAAGCCCGTGTGCACTTTGCCTTGAAGGAAGAGCTGCAGCTTCTGGCTGCCATCATCCGCGACTTCACGGACGACGAGTACACCTACGAGCCCGATGGCGAAGAAGGCCCCAAGGCCAAGGCCACCGACTACCGTCATGTGGACGTGTTGCCAGTGAGCGATCCCAATGCCGCTACCCTTTCCCAGCGCGTGGTGCAGTACCAAGCTGTGATCCAGATGGCCCAGATGGCTCCGGACATTTACGACCTGCCGCAGTTGCACCGTGGCATGCTGGAGGTGCTGGGCATCAAGCACGCCGACAAGCTGGTGCCGCTGGAAGAAGACATGAAGCCGACCGACCCGGTCACCGAGAACCAGCACATCTTGAAGGGTGAGCCCGCCAAGGCGTTCCTGCACCAAGACCACCAGTCGCATATCCAAGTGCACATGGCCATGCTGCAGGACCCAACCGTTGCGCAGCTCATCGGCCAGAACCCACGGGCTCCGATGATCCAAGCCGCCTTGACTGCACACGTGGCCGAGCACGTTGGCTTCATGATGCGCCAGAAGATCGAGCAGCAACTGGGTCTCCCACTGCCGCCCGAAGGCGATCAACTGCCACCGAACGTGGAGATCGCTCTGTCAGGGATGATGGCCCAAGCCGCGCAGCAGGTGCTGATGCAGGACCAAGCCAAGGCTGCTCAGATGCAGGCCCAGCAGCAGATGCAAGACCCTGTTGTACAAATGCAACAGCAAGAACTGCAACTCCGGGCCAAAGAGGTCGAGCTCAAGGAAAAGAAAATCCTTGTGGACGCCGCCATCGCAGCCGACAAGCAAGAGCTGGAAGAGCAAAAGGTCTCTGGCAATCTGGAGCTGGAAGCCCTGCGCGTGGGTGCCCAGATCAACGAGAGCAAGAACAAGGCTCAGTTTGAGCAAGAACGTGAAGGCATCAAGATTGGTGTTGACATCGCAAAGAGCAAAGCCCAACAGCTTCAGCAGGCGATAGCCGCAGCCTCCCAACGCGGCAAAACCGGAGAGTAATCACACATGATCCAAGACTTCGCACGCGTATTGCGCGAAAAAATACGCACCGACATGAACAACTACGCCGATGACTTGGCTGGTGGGGCATGTCGCAATTACGACGAATACCAAAAACTCTGTGGAATCATTCAAGGTCTTGCGACCGCAGAGCGTCATCTCCTAGACCTTGCAGAGAAAGTAGAGCAATCAGATGAGTGAAATCATTCTGCCTCCGGGCATTACCCTGCCCAAACACATCCAACCCCTCGACACCCCAGACGAGAACGCGGATGCTGAAACCAAAGCCACGGCGCTGCCGGTCCCAACGGGCTACAAGCTGCTGTGCATCGTGCCAGAGGTTGACGAAAAAATCGCCGGTACGAGTCTCGACCTTGTCCGAGATGCTGCGACCATGCGAGCCGAAGAACATGCCACAACCGTGTTGTTCGTCATACGGGTCGGACCAGACGCTTACAAAGACCCTGCCAAGTTCCCTTCAGGTCCTTGGTGCAAAGAGGGTGATTTTGTTCTCGTGCGCACCTACACAGGTACGCGTTTCAAGGTGTTTGGTAAAGAGTTCAGGGTGCTGAACGACGACCAAATTGAGTGTGTTGTGCAAGACCCTCGCGGATATACCCGCGCTTAAAGGAGTAAAAATGGCAGATTCGTTCAAATTCCCCGACGAAGTCGAGGACACCACCGTCGATTTGACAGTGGACAATGAGGCCGACATCGAGATCGAAGTCGTTGATGACACCCCCGCGCAAGACAGAGGCCGCAAGCCTTTGGACCGTGACGTGGCTGACCCGACAGACGAAGAGATCGAGAGCTACTCTGACAACGTCAAGAAGCGTATCAAGGACCTGACACACGCCCGTCACGACGAGCGACGTGCCAAGGAGGCTTTGCTGCGTGAGAAAGAAGAGCTGGAGCGTCTTGCACAGCACATGATGGCGGAGAACAACCGACTCAAACAGACCGTGAACACGGGCAATGAGCAGTATGTGGCCTCCGTCAAGCAGATCGCAGACTCGGAAGTCGAAAAAGCTCGCCGTGCTTTGAAGGAAGCGCAAGAGTCTTTTGACAACGAAGCCATTGCTGCTGCATCCGAAGCGTTGATGGACGCCAAGATGCGTGCGGAAAATGTAAAAAATTACCGTCACACCCCTTTACAAGTGGATGAGCCTGTTGTACAAACACGTCAACAGCAAGACAAAACACCCCAAGTCGATGAAAAGACGCTGCGCTGGCAGGCAAAAAACCAGTGGTTTGGGGCAGACGGTTTTGAGGAACACACCAGCTTTGCACTAGGGCTGCACCAAAAACTAGTCAACTCGGGACTTGACCCCCGCTCTGATGAATACTTCGAGAGAATCGACTCTCGCATGAAGTCAACATTCCCCGACGTGTTCGGTGGTAGTGAAGACCGGCCGAAATCCGGCGATGGCTCCCGACGACCTGCTTCTGTCGTGGCACCGGCGACCCGTTCGACTGGAGCACGAAAAGTCCAGCTCACGCAAACGCAAATGGCGTTGGCGAAAAAGTACGGACTGACCCCGCAGCAATACGCTGCTGAAGTAGCAAAACTGGAGAAATCGAATGGCTGAAACAACAACCCGGAACCCCCGTGCCCTTGAGTCACGCGAAAAAAATACTCGGTACGTGTACGCACCTCCGAGCGCACTGCCTGATCCAACCCCTGAACCCGGTATGGTGTATCGCTGGATTGCGACACACGTGCTAGGTGAAGCCCAAAACACGAACGTGTCTACCAAGATGCGTGAAGGTTGGGAACCGGTCAAAGCAGTAGACCATCCCGAGCTTATGCTTGAGGGTAATGCGAAAACTGGCAACGTCGAAATCGGTGGTCTCATGCTCTGCAAGATGCCACGTGAACGCGCCCAAGCCCGTGACGAGTATTACGCCAACCAAGCGCAAGCCCAGATGGATTCTGTTGATAACAGTTTCATGCGAAACAATGACCCCCGCATGCCGCTTTTCGCTGACCGCAAGTCAACGACCAGTCGCGGTGGTGGTTTTGGTTCTGGTTCAAAGTAACAAGGAGTCCTTAAATGGCAACGACTGCTTCCCCCTACGGTCTGAAACCCGTAAAGCGTGCCGACGGCATGCCCTACGCCGGTGCAACCTCGCAGTACCTGATTGACCCCGCTGGTGAGGCCACAAACCTCTTCTACGGCCAAGTCGTTCACATCGGTGCTGATGGTTACATCGCCCTGTCTACCGCCACTGGCGCAGACGCAACCACCAATGCTTTGCCTACAGGTACAACCCTGACAGGTTCTTTGGGTGTTTTTGTGGGTTGCTCCTACATCAACGCACAAGGTCAGCAAATCTACGGCCAGTACTATCCCTCCGGCACAACCGGCGTGGTAACTGCTTACGTCGTGGACGATCCAAACGTGATCTTCCAAGCTCAGTTGGACGGCGTGGCCGACCAATCTGACGTCGGTGCAAACACCTTCTTCGCCGCTGCTCAGAGCACCAGCACTGGTTCTACCCAGACTGGCAACTCGACAAGCGCGTTGGAGTCCACCACTGTCACAACCAGTGCGGCCTTCCGCATCATGGGCTTCGCGTCCCCCGTGACCGATGCATTCCCTGATGTCTTCGTGAAGTTCAACCCCGGCTACAACAGCATGACAAATGCCGTTGGCCTGTAAGGAGTAAAGTACCATGGCAATTTCACGCGCACAACTGCTCAAAGAACTGCTCCCCGGCTTGAACGCTTTGTTCGGTTTGGAGTACAAACGCTACGGCGAAGAGCACAAAGAAATCTACGAAACAGAGAAATCTGAGCGTAGCTTTGAAGAAGAGACCAAGCTGGCCGGTTTTGGCGCTGCTCCTGTCAAGAACGAAGGCTCCGCCATCGCTTACGACAACGCGCAGGAAGCCTTCACTGCTCGCTACACCCACGAAACCATCGCTCTGGGCTTCTCCATCACGGAAGAAGCAGTGGAAGACAACCTGTACGACAGTCTGTCTGCCCGCTACACCAAGGCTCTGGCTCGCGGTATGGCTTACACCAAGCAAGTTAAAGCTGCTTCTGTCTTGAACACCGGTTTCTCCGGCTCCGTTCTCGGCGGCGACGGCGTGTCCTTGTTCGGTAACAACAGCTCCGGCACTCGCGTTGGTCACCCACTCGTGGGCGGCGGCGTTAACTACAACAGCCCAACAACCGGCGTGGACTTGAACGAGACCTCGTTGGAAAACGCAACGATCCAGATCGCTGCTTGGGTTGACGAGCGTAACCTGCTGATTGCAGCCAAGCCCGTCAAGTTGGTCATCCCTCCATCACTGATGTTCGTTGCCAAGCGTTTGCTTGACACTGAGCTGCGTGTTGGTACTGCTGACAACGACATCAACGCGTTGAAGCAAATGGGCACAGTGTCTGGCGGCTATACCGTCAACCACTTCTTGACCGACAACAACGCTTGGTTCCTGACTACAGACGTGCCAAACGGCTTGAAGCATTTCGAGCGTTCCGCCTTGGCTACGTCAATGGACGGGGATTTTGACACCGGTAACGTGCGTTACAAAGCCCGTGAGCGTTACAGCTTTGGCTACAGTGACCCACTCGGTATCTGGGGCTCTAGTGGCTCCTAATCCGTAAGGATTGAAGGGCCTCTTCGGAGGCCCTTTTCTTTGGTGTATAATTTCCGGTATCAAAACAGGAGCACACCGTGAACACCACAAACTTACCCAAGACCCGAGCCGAGGCCAAAGCGACCGGAGCCAAGTACTACTTCACCGGCGACCCCTGCAAGCACGGCCACATAGCACCACGCAAAACCAAGGGATCATGCGTTGAGTGCCTGAAGGTTGAGTGGGCACAGGCCCTTGAAACCCGAGCGGATTACTTCAAAGAATACAACAAGTCCGAGGCCGGGCAGAAAGCCAAAAAAGGCTACTACGAGCGTAACAAAGACGCCGTCATTGCCTCTGCGCAAGCCCGCCCAGATGAGGCTAAGAACCAGTACAAAAAGAAATACAAAGAGGCCAACCCGGACTTGTACAAGGAGTTGGTCAGCTTACGTCGCCGCCGCTTCCGTGACGCTACGCCCAAGTGGTTGTCCCCCGCACAGAAGATGGAGATCAGGCTCAAGTACCGGCTGGCCATTGAGTTGAGCCGGGCCACAGGTGTGCGGCACGCGGTTGACCATGAGATACCGCTGCAAGGAGAGGGCGTGTGCGGCCTGCACGTGCCGTGGAACCTGCGCGTTATCACTCAGGACGAGAACTTAAAAAAGTCCAACAAACTCGTTGACCACCCACCGGAGCAGTGATATATTGCTTTTAATCCCCGGACTTATCCGGTGTATCTGACAGCCCCGGGGCTGACGTCATGCAGACAGATACGCCTCAACCGCATGAGGAAACTATCATGGCATCAACTACCTTCTCCGGCCCAGTTACGTCCACAAACGGCTTCATTGGCGCTGTCACCGGTGCTGTCGCAGGCCCTGTCGCCGCAACTACACTGACTGCTTCGGGCGTGGCCTCCCTGACCAACGCATCTATCTCCATGACTGCATTGCCAACAAGTGATCCTACTGTTGCTGGCCGTCTCTGGAATGACGCAGGCACCCTCAAAGTCTCGGCCGGTTAATTGATCTCGGGGGCTTCGGCCCTTGCTTTACAGGAGATTGATTATGCAAACCGACATAAAAGCCGTATCGCTGGCTGCGTCTGGTACTGCGTTCAACCAGCGCACGCGTATTCGCGGCGCTTTGATTGAGCCGGGAACCAGTGCGGGTTCTGTCGTCTTCAGGGATGGCGGCGCAAGCGGAACAATAGTGATGACCATCAACACTTCAGCCAACGGCGAAACCTTTTCGATGGTGATTCCGGCTGACGGCATTGTGTTTCAAACCGACGCATACGTCGTGTTGACCAACGCCAAGGTAACGGTGTTTTATGCCTAATTACGGCAAAGTCTCCTCCGTAACTCAAAGAGGCTTGTACGAGCCGTTTGAGCTACAAGTGTCGCGTGGGCAAATTGCTTTTCACCGCAATGTGACGGTGTTTGGTTTTAACCAAGACGTGGACACAGCACAGGTGACTGTCTGGCCTCTGCCAAGCCTGATCACGTTTCCGGCTGCTGCGCTTCAGATGACTGTCAGCTCCTCAAGCGCGAACGACACAAGCGCAGGCACTGGTGCTCGGACGATTGTCGTAGAGGGCTTAGATGCCAACTACAACGAGGTCTCTGAGACCGTCACCATGAACGGCCAAACAGCCGTGACGATGACCACATTCATGCTTCGCGTGAATTACGCCTACGTGGCAACAGCAGGCTCTGGCAACAGCGCGGCGGGGGACATCTACATTGGCACGGGTACTGTGACCGCAGGCGTCCCTGCGACCGTGTACGACGTCATCAAATTTGACTACAACACGACAATCACGGGCAGCTACACGGTCCCTGCTGGATACACCGCATACGTCTCTCAGGGGTTGTTCTCTTCTGGACAGGCCGGTGGCTCCAATCAAATTCAGGGCAGGTTGCTGACCAGAGGCACGGACAATATCCGGCGCACCGCTGCGGTTACCTCTCTCAACAACGGCGTGGCCGACTACACGTTTGAGTACCCGTTGGCTGTTCCAGAGAAAACCACGCTTGAAGCAACGGCGATTGGCAGTTCAAATAATAATGCCTGTTCGTCAATGTTCATTTTGCTTTTAGTAGCTAACAGCTACGATGCCGGGCACACTTAATCATGGCTAAATCTCCAGCATGGCAACGCAAAGAGGGCAAATCCGACAAGGGTGGCTTGAACGCCAAGGGTCGGGCTTCCTACAACAAGGCGAACCCGGGCAAGCCCGGGCTCAAGGCCCCTCAACCCGAGGGCGGCAAACGCCGCGACTCTTTTTGCGCCCGTATGGAAGGCATGAAGAAGAAGCTGACCAGCGAGAAGACGGCCAAAGACCCGGATTCTCGGATCAACAAAAGCCTGCGGGCGTGGAAGTGCTAAATCATGGACTTGCCAGTTTGGAACACAGTCCTGTCGTTCGCTTCTGCGGCGTTGCTGCTTTGGGTAAAGGTCTCGCATGACGAGGTCAAGCGCCTGAGCATCTTGCTGAGCAAGACCCGCGAAGAGAACGCTGAGAAGTATGTGACCAAGGCGGATGTGCACAGCGACATCAATCGTGTTCTGGCCCGGCTGGACCGGCTTGAGGGCAAGATTGATGACTTCATGAAGGAGCAGCGCAGTGCCCTCAACTAGCAAGAAACAACACAACTTCATGGCAGCGGTGGCCAACAACCCCGAGTTTGCCAAGAAGGCAGGAGTCCCACAGTCGGTGGGCAAAGAGTTTTCCAACGCGGACAAGAACCGCAAATTTGCAAAAGGTGGCGATATGAAAGAGTCCAAAGCGATGGTGGCAAAAGAGATGGCCTTCATGAAAAAGAAGGGCGCTCCCAAGTCCATGATGAAACACGAAATGGCTGAAGCCAAGGGCAAGCCCTTTGCCAAGGGCGGCGTTACTCGCGCTGACGGCTGTGTAACCAAGGGCCACACCAAGGGTAAGCAGGTCAAGATGGCCATGGGCGGCAAAGCCTGCTAAGACCATGATGGCCAGCCGAGGGATGGGGGCTGTGCTCCCATCCAAAATGCCCAAAGGCAAGCGTAAAGCTCGCCGGGATAACACCGACTTCACGCAGTACGCTGAAGGCGGGAAGGTAAACGCTGCTGGCAATTACACCAAGCCAGAGCTGCGCAAGCGGATTGTCAGCCAAGTAAAAGCTGCTGCAACCCAAGGCACTGGCGCAGGTCAGTGGTCAGCCCGTAAAGCTCAGCTCGTAGCCAAAAAATACAAAGCTGCTGGAGGTGGTTATCGTGACTGAATACGCACAACATGCTGGCGATTGCGCCATCAAAGAAGACGGTCCATGCACTTGTGGCACGGACGAGATTCTTGAGGAATTGGCTCTTGAAGAAGCTGGTCTAACCGAAGAAGATTTTGCATGAAAGCACCACAAAAATCGCTCAAGGACTGGGGTGACCAGAAATGGCGCACCAAGTCTGGAAAGCCGTCGAGTAAGACGGGGGAGCGGTATTTGCCTGAGAAAGCCATAAAATCTCTGTCACCGGCTGAGTACGCCGCAACAACCCGAGCCAAGCGTGCTGGCAAAGCCGCAGGCAAGCAGTTTGTAGCACAGCCCAAGACCATCGCAAAGAAAACAGCAGGGTTTAGATAATGGCAACCTCCGGCACCACAGCTTTCAACATGGACCTCACGGAGATCGTGGAGGAGGCTTTTGAGCGTGCCGGTGGTGAGTTGCGCACGGGCTACGACCTGCGCACAGCCAGCAGATCGCTGAACCTGATGTTTGCCCAGTGGGCCAACCGTGGTTTAAACATGTTCACGTATGAGCAGGGCTCCATTAACTTGGTGCCCGGGCAAGCGACATACAACTTGCCAGCCGACACAGTGGACTTGCTGGAGCATGTGATCCGTACCGGTGCCGGAAGCGCTTCGACTCAGGCCGATCTGACCATCACTCGCATCAGTGTCTCAACCTATGCCACGATCCCAAACAAGCTGCAGCAAGCTCGTCCAATTCAAGTCTGGATTGAAAGACTGGACACGCCTCGCATTACCGTTTGGCCTACGCCTGATAACTCCCAGCCGTACGTTTTTGTGTATTGGCGTCTTCGTCGTATGCAGGACGCTGGCACAGGCGTAAACACCATGGACATGCCATTCCGCTTCTACGAGGCAATGACGGCTGGCTTGGCTTATCACCTTGCCCTGAAGATTCCCGGTGCTATGGAGCGTCTGGGTGTCCTCAAGCAGCAGTATGACGAGGCTTGGGACTTGGCCAGCTCTGAAGACCGCGAGAAGGCAGCAGTTCGCTTTGTGCCACGTCGCCAATACCTTGGGAGCGGTACGTAAATGAGTAATCGCTTCGCATCCGGCAAGAAAGCGATTGCGGAGTGTGATCGCTGCGGGCAGCAGTATCGGCTCAGCAAACTCAAGACCGAGATCATTAAGACCAAGAAGTACGAGCTTCTGGTGTGCCCGGAATGCTGGGACCCAGATCAGCCACAATTGCAGCTTGGTATGTTCCCGGTCGATGATCCGCAAGCCCTTCGTAACCCCCGCAGAGACACAACATACGTGACATCGGGTTTAAACGCAAATGGCAACCTGTCTGGCGGCTCTCGGGACATCCAGTGGGGCTGGAACCCGGTTGGCGGGGCTCGGTTTTTCGACAGTCTGTTGACGCCGAACTATTTGGCGTTGACGGCGCAGGTCGGTACAGTGACAATCTCAACATCGTAAAGGAGCCATCATGGCCAAATTCAGCATGAAAAAAGGCGGCAAAGAGGTTGGTCCTGCCAGCGTCTACGCCAAGCCACACACCATGGATGGCAAGGTCGTAAAGGCCACCACCAACCCCGGCAAAGAGCCAAACCACAGCCGTGTTGACACGGTGAATATGTCCGTGGGCGCGTTCAGCAACAAGCCTGATGGCATGGGCACCAAGACCAGCGGCATCAAAATTCGCGGTACTGGCGCGGCCACGAAGGGCACCATGGCCCGTGGCCCTATGGCGTGAGGTTTGAATGAACTACACCGAGTTGAAGATCAACATTGCTGACATCTGTGAAAACGAGTTCACAGAGGATCAGTACGCCATGTTCACGGAGCAGGCGGAGCAGAAAATCTACAACACGGTGCAGTTGGCCAACTTGCGCAAGAACGTCACCGGGACGCTGACTGCCAACAACAAGTACTTGGCGGCTCCGAACGATTTTCTGTCGGTCTACTCCTTGGCCATCTACCCCGCAGCGGGTGGGGCTTACGAGTTCTTGCTCGACAAGGATGTGAACTTCATCCGTCAGGCATACCCCAATCCGGCTACCACCGGTAAGCCCAAACACTACGCCATCTTCGGACCCCAGTCCAATGATGTAAACGAGCTGACGTTCATTCTTGGCCCAACGCCTGATGCAACGTACAACGCTGAGCTGCATTACTACTACTACCCTGAGTCCATCGTGACTGCGGGCGAGACTTGGTTGGGTGAGAACTTTGACTCTGCCTTGCTCAATGGCGCTCTGGTTGAGGCAATCCGCTTCATGAAGGGTGAGGAGCAAATGGTCAAG